TCTAAGGGGGGACCTTACGTATGGACCAGTTCCACCATGCGGTAGATTTCCTCTCTTACTTACATAAAGTTAAGATTGACTGAGATCTCCTCTTCGCTACCATTGACATTAACTTCCAATGGTTGCATTTTGCTAACTTGCTTCTTGAACCTTCCTAGGTCAAAGGATGGCTCAACCACCGATCTGGCATAAATACCAGCCGAAGATTTTGGTTCCCTACAGAATTCCTTTCTATTAACTAATGAAAGTGAATTGTAACTGTATTGGTGTAAACCAAATTGCTTATATAATTTAGCAGTTTTCGGACGATGGTTCCAATAAACTTCTTCGATCTTTTGATGATCGAAGTAGTCACTGGACTTTAAGCAAGATAAATTGGCCCCAAGACTAGGCAACTCAATTGATGGATTATCCTTTGATAACTCATTGAAGTACAGGTCTTTACAGACTCTGGCTTCGGGTTCCAAAGGATCTCGTCCTTTTCCTCTTCCTACAAGAATTCCCAAATTAAATAATGGGACCTTACGAATTTCTCGTACTTTCTCTTCACCAATTGTTCCATCAAATCTGATATCAAAAAGTTCAGAATTGATTTGAGCAATTTCGGGTGAAAAAAGGTTTTTGCCTAGAGAAGGAAAGAAACCGTTTCTTGCAGTTTCGATTTTCCAAGTCTCATAGACTTCTGGAAGACAACAAAAGAGGATGTCATCACCGTTAACTCGCACTTTAGGTACGGGTTCTTCTTCGTAAGCAAAATTATCTACAGAAGCATCGAAATGTTCCATATAATCAACATACTTTTTGTTGTTATAGACATCGAATGTTCTTCTAAATATAAGATAGTTTGCGAGACAAAGAACGGGAAATGACAAGACGTGACCCATGAGCTGACCATTCGTCTGTTGTTGCACTCCTTGCTCTGTACAATTATATTTATTGTACAAATCCACTAAAGAATTTGGTTCTTTCTTGCCCAAGAGAATACTCTTGGCACTAACATTACGGGCTAAAGGCTCCTTTCTGTAATCAATTCTTGATCGACAGAAACCTTCGTAGATTTCTTCAAATCTTCGTTCGGGTAATCTTGTTAGTAAGAACTTTAAAATTAATTTCGAGATCGACGACCTTAAGTTGTCAGTTGCTCCGGAAAAATCTCCAGAGTTAAATCCCATACCGAATCTCCAAGATTTAGATACTTCTTCTATATCTCGGACTTCAACTGGGCGCGAAATTAATTCAAATTCTTCAAATTCTTTCAATTGACGCCATAAAAATTTCTGAATACCATTCAAGCCAATATACTCTCCTGTAGAAGGAAGAGTTATTATACGGCCCTTAAGAGGTTCTAGAACGACAGAAGGTCGAACTACTCCTCTCTGAATGATATCAAATTCAAAAGGATTCATGGTTGAAATATCCTCTTCAATACTGCCTTCGCAGTTAAAATGAAGGAATACTTCTCTTGGAAGAATTTGTCGCAAATAGTAGATTTCATCTAAAATTTCCTGATTGGACCCGTATCGAGAATATACTTGACGGATAGAGTGTTCTCTTCGAACAATCTCTTCCCCATCATAGAATCTTCTTTCTACGGATTCATACCCCATAAAGATTTCTGGTAACAAAATAT